CTAGTAAGGCTTCCCGTCCAGCGTGTTGCCGATCCGCTTCACGCCGCTATCGAACAGGCGGATCAGCGGCTTATACTGCCCGACTGTCTTGAGGCTATTCTCCAGCACCGCGCCAGTCGAACCAGCCGCCAGATAGATAACGTTCGAATAGCCGACCGCAAATCGGTTGCGCCGATAGATGACGTTGATTTGCGGCTTGGTGTAGGAGCCGCCGCCCTGCCACATGCCCGACGCATCATTGTACTCGAACAAGGTGTTCGTGCACGTCCCCACCATCTGGAAGACGTCGGGGTGCTGCGTCGGCCTGGGCTTAGCATCGCGGAAGATATTGGAGCGGACGATCGTATCCCGATTGCCGCTGATACTGATCCCGTCCGAGCCGAGATGATGGAAGTCACCGCCCTCGATCAGCGTGTCGGCGCCGCCGTACATGACGACACCGTAAAGCGTATATCCTATGTCCGGCTTGAGGATCTTGAGCCCGGTATTGACAGCCCCGGCCGCGTAAAATGCGAAGCCGGTGCCATCCACTCCGGCGACCGCCACGTAATTGAAGGTGATGTTTTTCGTGCCGTCGAGCTTGAAGCAATAACCACCTGCGGGCATTGCAGCCGAGCACCGGATGGTAAGCCCGGCGAACGAGAGGTTGGAGACGCGGGTCAGTTTCGCATAGGAACCGATCCTTGCCCCGCGCCCGCCCTTCAGCGTGACGCCCTTGTAATCACGATCGGCGAGATTGATCGAGTAATTGCCGTCCGCAAGCAGGAAGGTCTCGCCACCCTTCGATCCGGACAATGCGTTGAGCAGCGCGGTCTGCCCGGAGATCGCCTTGGTGGTGATGGTCGGCGCCGGTGTAGGAGCATTCGCAGCGACATAAGCTTTGGCCCAATTGATCTGCGCCGCCGTGTAGCGATCCTGATGGCTCAATACCCACTGCGCATCGGCCAGCTTGTCGGCAAGCGCGGGGGAGGCGAACAGGGCGAGGGTGAGGATGAGGTGTTTCATGGGGGTTCCTATCGTTGCGCTGCCGCTGCCAGTTTGGCCTGAAGCCGCGCATGCCCTTCGTCATTGTCGGCGATCAGGTCTTCGTATGCCTCTTTGAGAAGCGTCTGGTCGTGCGCGCCGAACGTGCCGACAATCTGGTCAAAGATGGACTTGAACTCGGGCAGTGCCGCGACGACAGGACCGACGACGGGCAGGAATTTCAACACGCTGGTGAAATCGAACATGGTGATTATCCTTTGATGGCGGCGAGGAATTCGCCGATTGCGGCCTGTGCCTGTGTTGCGGCGACTGCATAGTTGCTGGCATTGCCGGCGCGGTATGCCCGCTGCACCGCCTGCGTTGCGGCGAACGCCTTATTGTCGGCCAATGCCACCTTGGTGGCGAGCGCGCCCTTGATCAGGCCGGCATCGACTGCCGTCTCCATGGCGGTGCGTGCGGCCTTGTACGCCAGTTCGACAGCGCTCCCGATTTGCTCGTCGAGCACGGTGCGGTTGGCGACGCTGCCGGGGGACTGAAGCGCGCCGAAGTCGCAGGCGGTCAGTGTAAGTGGAGTGGCCGCGATCAGCGCGGCGAAGATCAGGCGTTTCATTTCTTGGTTCCTTCCACAGTTGTTGGGATGGGCTCGCTCGACGGTTGGTCGACCGTGACGGTCTTCGGTTCTGCGGGGTCAGGCGGCAGTGCGGCCTTGGCTGCCTGTTCCGCGATGCGTGCCGAGCTTTCGGCCGCTTCGCCACCGCCCTTGGTGGCCTGGTATGCCCACCCGACCGGGCCGTTATTCCAGCCGGTGAGAATGATAGCGGTGGCGATCACCTTGAAGAAATCATCCTTCAGCAGTGTCTTGTCCGCCCACATCATGCCGAGCAGGATCACCACCAGCACATAGCAGCCGATCCCGATCCATCCGCGCGCGTCTGGTTTGGTGAAGGTGATCATGCTTCGTCTTTCGATAGGGTGCCGGTCGACATGACCGGCAACGGAAGATTGAGTAGCGGCACGCCTGGGGGCCAGCGGATATCGCCGGCGCTTACATCCGACTTCAGCACGTCCATGATGTTGACCGCGTTACGCTGATTGGCCCCCAGTGCCTTGAAACAGCGCTTGTCCGGCGTCTCGCCAACGATCAGGAAAACATGACCGCCGCCAACGCGCGATTTGACGCCGATCGCGCCGACCTGCGGCCTGCACTCGACGCCCCAATCCGCCCAGCTCTTCGCCCGGTAGCCATAAGGCGGCGGGGTCAATCCGGCCTCGGTCATCCACGCGGCCATCGCCGTCGCGCACCAGGGTGTTTCGTCATCGGAGATCGAGTATTTGAGCAGCTTGAGCATCTGGATGATGCGCGACGCGTGTTGCTTGCCTGGGATCTCCTGCAAACCGATATCGCGGCGCGCGATCGTCACCCAGGGCGGTTCGCTAATGACAGGCCCCGTCTGATGGATCACCCCCAGCCCGGCATCGATCGCAATGCTCAGGCTGTCCACCTGAGCCTGCGTAAGACGCCCGCCAAACAGCGGGCGCACGGCGTCGAAGAACGCCTTTCGGTCAAAGGCGATCATGGTTTCATCCTTTCAGTGTGGCTATTCAGGATGCTTGGGCGAGAGTGTCTTGTAATCCGCCGGGGCGGTGCCCCTGATCGTGTCGTCAATGATCGACTTGCCGGACATTTCGGCCTGGATTTCCTGCCGGATCAAGCCCTTGTGATAGTCCACGTCGGCGCGGAACTCATCGCCCAGCCGCCGCAGGAACCGCTCACGCACCAGCCGGATCACCCGATCGGACGAGACCGCGAACAGCGCCGCGATCGTCGCCGCCGTGTCCCCGCTCGCGCCAAGCCGGGTGACGACATTCGAGGCAAGCAGGGCGATCATGCCTATCAGCAGGATATCGACGGCAAGCATGCGCAGGGTAAGCCGCCGCCCCTCCGCCAGCGCCAACGCATATTTGGCGCTGGTGCCGAAGAAGATGCCGACCGTGATCGCGCCATATTTGGCGCAAAATCCTTCAAGCCACGGACTCATGCGTAAGTCCGCCGCATCTGCTGCCGACGCATTCATTCCCGCCCTCCAGTTAGAATCCGCCAGAGCTGGCGGGCTTTACAAGCGCCTCCAGCGCATCGAGACGCACCGCGTTGCCCTCGACAACCGGAATGATGATCGGGACGAGCTTCGAGTAATCCACGCCCCATGGAGAATAGAGGACGCCTTCGATTTCAACGTCAGACCAGCTCTGGGATTTTGCGTCCCACCAGCCGCCCCGGCTGACCGCGGCGGGATATACCTCGTAGAGCTCTTGCGCGAACGCCCCGATATCCTCGGTGCCGGTGGCCTTCCACCGGAACCGGTGAATAATGATCAGCCGGAGGATCGCGCGCGCCTGATCGTAGCTTAGCTGGCCGTCGTCGTCCTTGAGTTCCCGGTCTGACGTGGTGTTGTATGTGACCGATGACACGTTGACGCGGATGGTGCCGCATTGTGTGGCCACCCCTGAAACGTCACGGACGAACTGAAAGGCATTATAATCCTGCGTGTCATACGATCCATATGCCCAGCCCCCGGCTGCATCCGCATAAACCTTGAAGTTGCCGCTACCGGGTACGCTGCCGGAGCCGCCGCGATGGCCGCGAAAGTTTACATATCCGCTTGTGTCGGTGAATACCACGCTCGACATGGCCATCTTGGCCCATCCCGACCCCTGATAAATTGGTACAAGCTCGGAGCCGTCGAGTGTTGTGTTGAAACTCAGCGACGTGATTTCAGTCATGAGGAAGCCCTTTTACTTGGGTGGACTGGTCTGATTGGCGACGAGCAGCAGCTTCATCACGCCGAGCATGAAGATGAGCGCTCGCCGCGCTTCCTTCGGATCTTGCAACAGTTTATCCAGTTCGGCGGGCGTCATCGAGAAATAGCGCGATGCGGCGGCGCGGCGCTTGTCGCGCAGACCATCGGGCGCGACGCGCTTAAGCTGTTGTGCCATTGAAAATTCCGCGCCAGGGTTTCGCCGGAAAGGCATCGACCATCACCTTGTTCTCACCGATCAGATCGGTCGAAAGGGCGATGTCGGTCCCGTCTGCGGTCAGCTCCGCATCGCCCATGCGGACCTTGGCACCGGCGGGGACGCCACTGAGTATGACCGTCGTCTCGCCGTCCGCCACCACCGTCGCGGCGCTGAGTGCAACCGCCGGCGCCTCGGGACGCAGGGTCGGCATACCACCGGAGAAATAATAGAGATCGCCATCGAACACGGCACCGATGAAGACGCCGCCGGTCTCGGGCACCTGCTCCTCAGGATTGCTGCATCGACCCGTCGCGATGATCCGCCCGTCATCGTCGTAACTGCTGTAATATGCGCCGCTCATTTCTTGAGTGCCTCCGTCTGCACGAAGCTGCTGGTCTGAAGCGCCGATGCCGATGAATCGACCTGACGCGCATAGATCTTGTATCGCCGATAGGTGCTCGTCGGCGTGTTGATGAACGCAAAGGTCGCCGAGAAGCCATAGCTTATATTTTCATCCGAAAAGGTGCCGATCTGCCGGTCATTGACCAGCGTCGATTCGAACGTGCCGCTCACATCGCATCGCTGGATCGTCAGATTGACCGTGGTCTGCGATCCTTCGTAACTACTGGCGTTCGCGTCGATCGCTCCGGTGAATTTCTGCGGTTCCCCGGCCACCGACGCAGGCACGGTAATATCGAGCACAAGCTGATTCGACGTACTGAGATTGAAACCACTTCCGAGATTGACAAAGGGCCGCTCGGACACCGCGTCCGAGACAATCGCGCCGGTATCAACCTTGTCGGTCTTGATCGTTCCGTCTGAATTGACGCCATTATTCGCGGCATTGGCGCCGCCTTCCACCACCGTCGCCGCGGTGCCGCCGACATTGCTGCCGGAGGGCGCGCCATGGGTGCCGACCGCCGCCCAGGTCGATCCATCCCAGCGCTTGATCTCCTTGGTGCTGGGCTTGTACCAGAGATCACCGAGATCCTCGGCGGTCGGCGTCGATTCATCGTAGAAGGTCAAGACCTTGCTGTCGGCCGTCACCTGCGCGGCCGAGGCGAGGCCGTTGGCGGTGGCGGCGTCGATCAGCGCCTGACCGATCCGCTGGTCGGGCGCAAGGCCCCATACCGCATCGATCGCGACCCCGCCTGCGGTCACCTCGACGCCGCCGCCGGTGATGTTGGTGATCCGCACATATTCTCGGCCATCGTCGTCGGTATCGATCCAGCGATCGCCGATGCTGGATTCGGCGGCGGTCGGCGCCGTCGGCTCGAAGAAGACGGTGACGAGGCCGTCCGCCGCCGCCTGCGCATCCTCGGCCGCGAGCTGCGCCGCTTCGGCCGCGCTCAACACCTCATCGATCGCCTGCACGATCGGATCGTTGATTGGATCGTAGACATTGGGATCGGCGGGCACCACCGCCGGCGCCTCGTCCTCCTCCCATTGATAGATGTCGGCATTTTCTTCCCGCAACGTCATCGGGCAGATAGCGTCGGGCCGGATCGAATGCTCGGCCACGCGGAACAGCCGGTTCGAGAAACCCAGCGCGGGAAAGGTCAGCCGCACCACACTGCCGACGCGCACCCGCCACGCGCTGGCCAGGAAATCAGCCGCGAAGGTGCCGGGATATTGCAGCCGCTGGAGGAACTGCTTGGCGAGCCGCTGGGCCTGGCTTGCGGACTGTACCATCGACAGATCAAAGGAGGTCGATCGGTCGATCCCGTCAGGCGATGTCAGCGCCACATCGGGATAGTCGAGCGGCTGATAGAGCGCATTGTCGCTGGCATCGGTGTAGCGCCCACGCACCACGTTCGGCGTCTCGTTGAGCGGCGGCGTCTGCTCCCAGACGAAGCTGCCGATCACATCGGCCTCGGTGAAATCGGCCACCGGCGAGCCGAGATCATCGACCAGCAGTTCCAGCGCGATCTGTCCGCCGGCATCGCGCAGCACGCCATTCATCGTCGCCAGCAGGTTCTCGAACACCAGCGCCGGCGCATCGGCTTCGCTGAACACCCCGTCGGCGCGATAGCGCGGCTCGGTTCCACCGGCGGCCAGGCTCACGGTCTCGTCGCAGATATTGGCCGCCGCGATGAAGCTCGCCAGATCGATCCGCGCCACCGGCAGGCCGAGGCCGACCGCCAGCTTGCCGCCGATCTTCCAGCCAAGCAGATACCAGAGCAGCTGCAACGCGGGGTTGCGGCCGACATCGTCGTTCACCCATGCCCAGGTCGCCTGATCGTTCGGGCGATGGCTGCCCGATCCACCATTGGTGCTGTCACGGCGCGGATCGTAGAGCAACGCGCCGCGCCCGCGCACCGTAATCCGGCTGGTCACGCTGGACGAGAACGGGCTTTGCGCCTTTTTCGAATTACCGGTCAGCTTGTAGCGCAGCCAGAAATAGGCGCAACCGGTCAGCCAGCAGGTCGAGGAAACCCAGCTTGTCGATCCCGTAATCGTGAAGGCGTTGCCGCTGGTGCCGACCGCGCGGGTGGTGACGGTGAGATAGCCGGAGAATTTCGAGGTGACGCCACCGCCCGACGACCATGCCTTGTCCTGATCGAACCAGATTTCGTCGATCGACTGCACGGTGTGGCTGGCGCCGACGATGATGCTGTTCAGATATTCCTGATCGGAACCGGTGAACTCCTGATAATGCACGTCGAGCGCCATCGCCGTGTGTCCGAACACGATCTTTCGCGGCGCCCGCAGATCGATGCTGGCGCGGAGACGATCGGTGTTGGCCGGCGGCGCCTTCGGGCTCTTGGCAAGCCCGCTGGAGATGTTCGACACGCCTGCCGCGATCAGGGCCGGATTGCCGGTGATCACGCCGATCGTGGTCAGCGCGATACCGGAAACGATCGCGCCGAGCCGCTTGTCGATCAGCGACAAGGGCGAGGTGAGGACCTTGATGACCTTGCCCATGGCGCCTTATCCGAACGCCACCCGCCAGGCTTTCGCCCACGCGCTGATCGGCTGCCGCACCAGCCCGGCAAGTCCGCCTTCTTCGCCGACGAACAGCGCCTCGCGCCCGACGCAGACGCCGAGGCTGCCGTCGCGGTCCATCACGAGATCGCCGCGCCGCGCAAAAGCCGGCGCGATCGCCTCGAACTTGCTTGAGACGACCGCCGCGAGATCCTCGAAGCCAGCGGCGCGGATCGCACGCACCGCGCTGGCCTGGCTGCGATATTTGCTCCGGAAGCCGCGCGCCGGGTCCTTCCCCGTCATCGCCTTCACGGCCCCCGCCGCGAACAGCGCGCAATCGAGCCTGCCGTAGCGGAACACCGCACCGCGATGGCCGTCCAGATAGACCGCCAGCCGCCGCTCCCAATTCGACCGACGGATCACAGATAAGGTGTCCGCGTGCCGGGAATGGACGGCACGGTATAGCGCCAGTGATCGGCCTGGGCGTTCGTCTGCACCGCCGCACCCTTGGTGGCGCCGTTCGCCGCCGCGACCTTCAGCCGGAAGCTGAGATCGCCGCTGTCGAAATATTCCTGATCATAGGTGCGGCCCGATGCATCCTTCAGCGACGCGAGATAATTCTCGATTTCCAGCTCGACGGTCTGGCTGCTGGGATCGCCCACCATCCGCAGCGATGACATGCGCCCGGTATAGAACGCCCATACATCGCCCTGTTGCACATCGCCCATATTGTAGATCACACACCACAACCTGGCCGTCCGACCGCGCCAGTTGGCGGTGTCGCCCATCGCATCGAGCAGGGCACTGTCCGGCCCGACGATGCCGGAAAGCGAACAGGTCAGCGTATCCGACCCGTCGTCACCGTTGCGGACACCGCCGACCTCGATCACCGAAGGATCGGCCGCCGAAAAGACTTGGCCGTCGAGATCGGCGTCGCCCGTGCCCGCGAAGGTGAGCGAGAGTTGCGCCGTCGTCACCCGGACCGGATCGCCGACAATGTCCAGAAAGCCGACCCATGCGGGAAAGAAATCCTGCGTCAGCTGGGCGCATGCCGTCGCGTCGGGGAGGGTCATCCCCGCACCTCATTTTTTAGGAGGCGATCCATCAGAACACCTCCTCGACATCGAAAGCGAAGCCGTAAACCTGCCCCGGATCGACCGACCAGCCGCTCGCGTCCGATGTCAGCGCAACATGCGCCACCGGATTTTTCGTCTCGACGATGGCATTGTCTGCGGGCGAGACGCGCAGCGCCGGCTCGAACGCCAGCGTCGCCTGTCCCGAGCCGTTGCTGGTCAGCGCCGATGTCAGCATGAGCAGCTGGTTCGTGGTTGGGATGCTGACCAAGGCCCCGGAAGATATAATCGTGGTGCTAGCGGGCAATCCGTCGATCGCCAGCGTGCGACCTGTCTGTCCGGCGCCATTCACCCGCGCGGTGAAGGACAGCGCATGCTGATCGCCTTCGGACGCAGGCAGGTAAAAGGTGTTGATCGCCCCGCGCAGCGCCAGCCAGAATGCCCGCCATGGCCGGGCGTTAGCTTCGCGCACGATCGGCGCAAACTCTCCGCTCGCGGTCCACACCGCGCCTCCGGGTTGGCCGGCAACCTGCCGGCGCCCTGACCAGCCGGATCGGTTGATTTGCGCTGGCTGCCGCAGTTGCCACTGGATACGCCGGATCGGCAGCGCCGCCGGCGGGGTGATGACCGTCATCGGCCGCCAAGCCGTGGCCGCCGGGCGGCGCGGAACGTGTTGGCCGTTGCGGCGTGGACGATGGCGGGCGCGGACTCGCGCACCGTGCTGGAGGCGATCCGCTGCATGTCGGCATAGAGCGCTTCGGTGACGACGGCGCCGCGCAGATCGAAATGATTGACCACGCCGCCAAGCCCCCGGTTCGGAACGATCGTCCCCGACACCTTCGGCACGAACAGTTCGGGACCACGTTCGCCGACTAGGCTAACCTTGCCCATCGGCGGGCTTCCGCCATCCGCATAGCCGCCGCCGAACACCGAACTCAGCGATGCCTTGAAAATTCCCGCCAGACCGCCGGCGCCGCCAATGCCGCCCTGGCTGAACCCAGCGACTGCAAGTCGTGCCAGCAGCTGCGCTATCACCGCCTCACCTTGACGTTTGAAGCTCTGCCAGATTGAATCCGAGCCGTGATGGAATGCGTCCTCAAAAGTACGGGCGAGGCCCTTCACTCGGTCTCGCTCCTGGTCGATTCCCTTCAGGATCGTCTCGGTACGCTGATCGACGGCGGCATCACGGACCCGCTCGATCTCGTCGACCCGCTTGCGCAGATCAGCGCCGCCTTCCACGCCGATATCGTCGAGAATATTGTGGCTGGATTGCTTGAAAAGGCTGCCGAAATCGACCTGTCCGATACGGGTGCCGACGCTGGCGATGCTGCGCTCAAGATCCTGATAGGCTTTGGTCGCCTCACGGGTCGCGCGCGTGTCGGCGGCTTTCCCGGTTCGCGCCGCGTCAACCGCCTGCTGGGCAGCGCGCACCTGGATTATATATTGCGCCTCGGTGATCTGGTGTGCGTCGAGTGCCTGATTGGCCTGGGCCTTGACGAGATTGAGATTTGCCTCGGCTCGCGAAACCGAATCCGTCGCGGTGGCCAGCCGCAGACGCGCATCCCGCACGTCGTTAGATCCCTCCGCCGTAGAATGAAGGTTCCGATTATAAATACCAACCAGACGCTGATTGGTCGTGATGTCGTTCGTAAGTTCATCGATCTCAGCCTTGATCCGCTTGCCCTCAAGGGTTTGAGCGAAAAAGGCGGTGCCCTGCGGCGTCGGGCGCCTCAGGCTGTTTTGCAGCTCGCCCCGCTTCTGGATCAGCGCAAGCGTCTCTTCGGATCGCTTCGCGAGCTCAGCGGCATTGGCAAAGGATCGGATTTTCTGTTCCGACCTCTGCGCAGCATCGCCAGCGTCAAACAGTTTGGCGATGAACGGTGCCAGGAATGTGATGCCGGCCGTGATGGCGACGCCCCAGCCACCCGTCAAAAATGCGCCGAACTTGCTTCCACCATCTGTCAGCAGGGCAATCGCCTGCATGGTCTGACCGGCCTGCTGCGCGAAAATCTGCATCGGCTTGGTCCCCGATGCGAACTGCGTCGCGACATCGTTCATCTGGTAGCCGAGCTGCTGGAATCCTGCGCGCATTTGCCCGGCGGACGCGCCCGTTTTCCGGAACGCCTGATCGACCCGCTCGGCCGCTTGCGTTCCCTTCTTCTCGAAGCTGCTGACGACCCCTTCCGCATCGCGCAGCTGCGACTGCATCAGGGTCGTGGTGGCGCTCAGTTGCAGGATCAGTGCGCGGACTTCATCGGCCACCGGTCAATCCCTCTTGTTCATTTCCACGAAGATTTCCCACGCCGCGAAGAATTCATGCGGCGTGGCCGACCAGAAGGTCTGCGGCGACCATCGGAGGTTCATGGTCGCCAGCCCCATCAGGCGCCGGCGGGAGCTTTCTTCGCTGTCCCCGTCGGCGCCACCACTTCCCCCTCGACGGAATATCCGCCGGTGAGCGCGGTCGAGATCAGATCGATGATGATGCCCAGCGCGGCGACATATCCGCCGTCCATCGTCATCATCAGCTTGCCGATCTTGTCGGTGTTGACCTTGGCCATGCCGTCATCGCCCGTTGCCCTACCCTGCGCGCGGATGCACTCGGTGATCACGGTAGCGGTGGCTTTGACAGTCAGGTCACCGCGCGTCGCTTCGGCGAGCAACCGGCCAAGACCCTTGCCGGTCTCATCCTCGATCGCCTCAAGCGCCTCGAAGCTTGGCCGCAGCACATAGGATACGCCGTCGAGGACAATGCCGCTCTCACCTCGCGTTTTGTTCGCTCGCGTCATGATCAGGCCAGCGCGTCGGTCACGGGAGCGGTGGCGAGGCCAAGCTCCAGCGAATATTTGACCATGTCGTTCTGACCGTAGCTGATCGGGAACGACAGGATATTGCACAGCGCCTCGAACACCACGTCAGTGGTGCCGTTGCCCGATGCTCCACCCTTGCGGATCTGGAACTTCTTCGACGTCTGGCTCTTGAAGTTGGTCTCCGCCAGCGTGAAGCCATTGGCATCGGGCAGGTCGGCGATGCCGTCCAGTTTGATCGACACATCGAACAGCCCTGGCGCGGTGGTGCCGTAGGGCGCGTTATCCTTGGTCGAGCTGTCGATCGTGTTCGACTTGCGATCATAGCTTAGCGACTGCTGGCCCGCGACCAGATTGTAAGTTCCAGGTGTGCCGCTCTCGATCCACAGCCGGTAACTGTTACCCAATTTCTGACTCATGCCGTCCTCCATAAGAAAAGGCCCGCTGGCAAGGCAGACCTTCGAAAGTGATCACACAGTAAAATTCTCAGGCGTCGAACACGAAAACGCTGATCGATTGCTCGCCATAATAGATCGGTTCTTCAGACGGCAGCAGCCGGTTCGATCCGGTCGTCACCGTCACGTCGCCGAATGTCACCTCTCCGGTCGCGTCCGGCGTCCATCCGTTGAGTGCCGCGAACACCTCGGCCTGCAGCGCATTGAGCGGCTTGCGCGCCGGCCCGATCACGATGCTGACGATCGTCACGTCGAAGCGGAGCGTGGGGCTGTCCTTGGCGCCGACATTCTCGCTTGACGCATCGCCGATGATCACCACCGGCGGCGCGATATTGTCCGGCGCGTGCTGATAGACCGGAGCCAGCGTCACCATTCCACTAAGCCGAGCGAACAGTGCCGCCTCAAGGGCGCCCTGATAGTCAGTCATTGCCGACGCCCTTGGAGACCTTGCTCAGAACATTGTGTAGCGATTTCCGGAGCTTCGGTAGTTCGTTCCGGATGAAGTCGGCGCGGCGACCGAACACGAAATTATAGCGCTCCTGGCTGATCCCCCGGATACGCATCGCGTAGGTCGAAATCCCGCCGCTCGGCGTGCGCCGCTTGGCCTCGACCACCCGCGACCGCCGTCCCTGATCGAGCACATAACCATAGAAATAGCGGCGCTGAAGCCGCTTGGTGAGCAGTCCGAGCTTGAGCACCAGCGTCTTCGGCGCGACCGAGATGTTGAGCGCACTACGCAGACCTCCGAACTTCTCCGGCGTCTCCGCACGGGCGCGTCCCAGCAATCGCCGCCCGATATCCCCCAATTCCCAGGCGAGATCATCCCGCATCGCATCCGGCAGCTTACGCAACAACCGCCTGAGCGAGGCCGCGCCTTTGACCCGCGACCGCGCCATCACCCAAGCGCCCGATGTTTCGCAACCAGAAACATCAAAAAGCCACCGCTTCGGCGAATAGCACCAGCCAGCGCCGCGTGCCGGCAGGATCGGCGACCGATTGGATCGCCAGATGCCTGCCCGGCAGCCAGTCCGCCGTCATTCGGTATGACGTCCCTTCGGCGCCAGCGAGATCGGCGCGCCAGCGCATCTCTATCCGCCACGGCTGGGTGGCGCGGGGGATCTCGGCGAGGATCTGCTCCTTGCCGGCGATCGGCGTCGCCTGCACCTTGGCGGTACCGACCTTCACCCAGTTGCGGGTGTAGCCGCCGGCGCCATCGGGCGTGTCGACCGGCTTTTCAATCGTCACCAGCCGATTGAGCTTCCCCGCGTCCCTGATCGCCATCAGAGCACCGGCATCCGGTACATGTCGAGGATACGCAGCGCGTCCGCCGGGATATCCCCCTCGGCACGATTGTCGAACCAGGCCGCGACCATCTTGGCGAGCGCGATGCGGATGTTCGGGCGCTGATCGTTGATCCCGCCGAATCCCGCCACCGCCGTCACCGTCACCGCGCCCGCGGCCCGATAGAGCGTCGGCCAGCTCTGGCCGTCGGCGAGGTTTAGCTTGGGGCGGAGCGCCGCGCCGCCCGCGAAATCATAGACCGCCGGATCGAGCGTCGCTGTGGCGCCGCTCTCGTCGAGATACTCGATCGTGGTGATCGACTGGATCGGCCCGATCGGCAGCCGCATGCACGCATCGAAACATCGCCGCCGCATCCGCACCGTCTGGGTGAACAGCCGGATGCCGGCATGATCCTCGGCATGCGCCACCGCCGCCTGCGCGAGCAGCGTCAGCAGCGCGTCCTCGCTATCGTCGGTCACATTCACCCACGCCCGCACCACGCCGATCGGTAGCGGCACGCCCGCGGGCTTCGTCACCGTCTCGACCGGAAGCCAGCCGCTCACTGTTCCGCCTCCGTGATGCCAAGAATGAACGTGATCGTGCGCGCATCGCGCCGCCCGAAGCTGGTGACGATGCTGTTGGTCACCTCGTAAAGATTGCCGAAGACGCCGCCGGTCAGCATCGCATTGGTGCGCGCGGCCGAGATCAGGTCCTGATCCGGCACCACCGCGAGGCCGCCCGTCTCCTCGGGGGCGACCGTCCAGTCGCTGCTGGCGATCGTCTCATTGTCGCCCAGCGTCCATTCGATCTCATAATCAAGATCGGTGCCGAACGGTTTGACCTTCACGTCGCGGCCCCGTTGCCGTCGGTGAAGCGGCGGCTTTCGGGCGGGCGCGGGCGACCTTTCAGTCCGCCATGGCCGGTCACGACCGCAGCGCCGTCAGCCGTGCCGGTCCCGCCGGTGCCGACGCCGCCATGGCCCACGGTGGTGGACGTCGCCTGCGTCACGATGATCCCGCCTACCGCAGCCACCGTCTCAATCCTCGGTGATCACGGTATCGGTGCCGATATAGGGCGCGATGCCCGCACTGGGCGCTAGGGCGCCGCCCGCGCTGTTGGTGATCGGCCCGTAATAAAGCAGCTTGCCCGCGCCGCTCAGCGCCGTGCCGATGCCGAAGAACGGGTAATTCCCGCTGCCCGATGCAAGCTCGGGGAATATGATCGCCGCCGCCGGGTGAACGATGCTGCCGCTGATCGTCCAGCCGCTTGGAGCTCGAGGCACCGCGACACGCGCATAGCCCGCATAGGCCGCCTCGCTGGTCGCCTGATTGCCCGCTTCGCCAGGGTCCGCGCTGTGCAGGCTGGCGTAGAGCAGCGCGAGTGGAGAAACCGTCGCGTTGTCGGCGATGTTGGCGATCGGATCACCCCAGAATATCAGCCGCAGCCAGTCATTCTCGAACGTATTGCCTTTTGACATGGATCAGATCCTCAATAGCCCAGCGCGGCCGAAAGGACGCTGGAGTTCAGTGCAGCGGCAATGCCGATATGCCCGTCCTTCGACGGATGGGTGCCGTCGGTCGTGTACTTGTAATCGGTGCCGTCTACCGGCCAGTAACCGTCGATCGCGTGGGCACCCGCGAGGTCGCTGGTGATCTGGGCGATGTCGAGCACCGCGTCTATGCCGCCCGCCGCTCCGGTCAGGAACACCGCCGGATTGACCAGATCGAGGTGATAATTGGTGTAGATATAATTGGTGATGCCGAAATTGGCGGCGAAGGTCTGATTGGTCGGGCGCTGGTGCCAGAGATCGATAGATGTCGTGGTCGGCGTCTGTGTCGTCGCCACGATCCGCCCCTGGCCGCCGCGCAATGCCTGCCGGTAGCGGGTGAACAGGTTGATCTGGCGGTTCTTGAAGCCGGTGTAACTGCCCGCCGTGCTCACATAATTATGGCCCAGCTGGGTGATGATCGTGTCGGCGAAATTGCACAGCCATTTGCGCAAGGAATCATCGCCGTAATTATAGAACCCGTCCGACATGCCGGGGCAGGACATCCGCATCGCGGGATAGTTGCTGGCCGCCAGCGCGCGCTGCATGAAGGCGAGGTTCCCGCGCGCGTCGCCGGTCAACGTCGAGGACGGGCTGTTTGTGTTGCCGTCGCGCACCTCGGTGACGATGCTGTCGCCGATGATCGCGCAATTCTTGCCGCCGGTAGGGTCGCTACCCATGATCGCGGTAAGGCCATTATAGGTGTTGCCCGTCGTGACCGCGCCGGCGCTGATCGTCGACCAATCGACCGATCCGACGCAATCGACCACCGTGGCGCTCGTCTTCTGCATGTCGCCGAGATCGGATCGGCCGACGAGGTTGGAGCTGGTGTGCCGGAAGCGCGCGGTCGGGCTGCCGGTGACCGTCCCCGTCGTCGAACTAGTGCCTGTGCAGGTGATCGAGGTGTTGGCGACGATCGAGCTGATCGGCCATGTGCCGTTGACGCTGGTGTTTCCCGTCGCGCTCGCCACCACCACTTCGTCGCCCACCTTGACGAAGCTGGTGTTCGCGGTGGCGATCGTGATCGTGCCGGCCACCGGGACGGTGATGCCGGTCACCGTGACGAGCGGAACCTCCTCCTCCAGCTGCACAAAATAGGGTGCATTGGCCGAGACGTTGGGGCCGGCGTCGCTCACCACCGTGTAGAGGCTCGGCAGCGTGATCTTGCTGTTCGCCACCACCACGCCGTTGATCACCGAATCCTCGATCAGCCCGCCATCGGCGACGAACTCGGCATAGGTCTTGGTGTCGGTGGTGTTCGGATTGACGCCACGGTTGGTCTTGACTATCGCCGCGACCGTGAGGCCATAGGTGCTGGTGATCAGGGTGCCGTTCTTGGCGTCGCCGAAAGTGACCGGCGTGGCGATGGCGCCGGTCTGGTTCGATCCGGTGCCGGAAATGCCCGTCACGAACCCGGCGCGGTAGCGGACGCTGTTGCCGGGGCCAACCTCGCCATTGGCGACCCCGACGATCATGTTGACGTTCGAGAAGATGCCGCGCAGGCCCGTCAGGTCACGCGCCGGGGTCTCGGCATAGCGGATATAGTTGAAGGCCGTCGCGACGGTCGCGCGCGCGGTCGAAAGCCGCGAACGATTAGCCGCCGAGACCAGCCTGGCCGCCGGGGCCGTCACCACCACCGTGATAGCGAGGCTAGGCATGCCGGTGGCCGAGATCGTGCCCGAGATGCTTCCCTGCGCGGCGGGCGTGAGGCCGATCACCAGCTTGGACGTGGCGCCGTTGCCCCCGACCGCGATCTTGCCCGCGTCGCCGCCATTGTCGGGCGTCCAGACCGGCGTGATCCCGGTCGGCACATTGTAGATCGAGGCAATGGTGAGGCCCGAGATGCCACCCGATGGAAAGGTCGGATCGGGCGCGACGATCAGCGGGATGGTACCGTCCTCGTAGATCACCGATTGCTTGTAGATCACCGGATTATCGCCGACCGCGATCACCAGCGGATTCTTGAGCGTCCCGCGATGAATGATCTTGCTCGCGCCGCCCGAGGCCATGCCGATTGAGACATGCGTAATCGTGACCGTCGCGCCGCTCGCATTGTTGGCGAAGGATACATCGGCGACGGGCGACACGCCCTTGCTCGCCACCGCCCAGCCCGAACCACTACGCGCCACCGCGACGCGCGCGAACGGGCCTTCCGACGTCGTCTGATCCCCGGCCTCGCCGGGATCGGCGGTATGCAGCGCCATCCAGAGACTGCCCAGCGGCGACGATGCCGCGTTCTGGGCAAGCTCCGAGATCGCCGCACCCTGGTACAGCAGCGCGAGCATCTCATTGGCGAATGCCGTGGTTTTCATGGGGCGGCCACCCGCCGGATTGTCTCGGCGAAATCGTACAGATCGACCTGCGTTTCCTGTCCATCCTCACGAACGAGGGTCAGCGCCATATCCTTGACATAGCCGGTGACGAGCGACGGCCCAGGCAGGCCGACACCACCGCGATCCCCGCGCTCACCCTTCTCGCCTCGCTTGCCCCTGCCCGCCGAGAGCATCCAGCCTTCACCGGGAAGAGTGCCGGGATTGTCGCATCGGGCGCGCCACTCGCAGCCGTTGAAGCTGACGACATCGAGCGCGCGATAAGTCGCCTCAGGATCAAACAGGCCGCGCGCCTCGCCGACATAGGGTGTCTCGCCAGGCGGACCCACGGGCAGCTCGATTTCGAACACCGACCGCGCCTCGCCTACGGTAAATCCGAACTCCACGGTCGCGCCATCTTGAGTGACGACGATATCCTCGACATCACGCCCATCGCGGCCGTCTTCCCCGTCGCGCCCATTCTCACCGTCGCGGCCGACCACCACGCCGAGGCGGCGCATGCCTCCATCGGTCATGGTCAGTACCAACTCGCCGGCCCGATCGATCACAGCGTCGGCAAGGCCCACGCCATCGGCACCCCGTTCGCCTTGCTCTCCGGTTTGTCCGGTCTCACCGCGTTCCCCGCGCTCGGGTGCCGGCAGTGCCTTGACAGCAGCCTCGACCGCTTCGGAAACCATGCTTTGGACCGTATCGGTCAGCCAAGCGAGATCGACGCTCGCTCCATCCTCTCCCCTCTCGCCACGCTCCCCGGCCTCTCCGCGCTCGCCCTTTTCGCCGGGGTCGCCACGTTCTCCCTTCTCGCCGCGCTCAAGTTGTCGCGCTTCGAGTACGGCAAGGCGCGCCAGGATCGGTTCAAGCGCAGCCGCCACCGTCTCGCGGACGACGATCGCGGTCGCGGCGGCGATGGCTTTCGCATCATCCACGAAGCGCCTCCCTCAGATGTTTCTCATAGATCGCGGCCTTGGCCTCGGGATCATTGGCTGGAGCGGGTGGCTCGGCTGCCGGTGCAGGCTTCGGCGGATTTTTCGCCAACTCGCCGGCGACGCTCAGCGGGATATCCTGCTGCTGCACCCAGGGCTCGTCGCCATATTCGACAGGCGCCAGCTCGAAATCCTGCCGTGCGGTATTGCGGTCGAAAATCCCAGCCTTGACGCCAACCGACCATCCCTCGACCCGCTCCTTGAACGCCGAGCGGAGCAGCGCGCTGGTATCGAATTCGATATATTCGCTGGGCTGTCCCGAGAGCTTGAACAGCAGGCCGATCGCCTCCTCGATATGATTGAGCAGGAAGCCGAGGCCGCCCGCGCGCCAGGAGGACATCAGCGCCTCGGTCGAGGCGTAGGGAGTGTCTCCGGTGCCAAGCACCTGCAACGGGATGCGGAACACATGCGCGATCGCCTGATCGCTGAGCTTGAGGAGATCGGCCAGCTGCGAATCCTTCGCGCTGATGCCGATCTGTTGGGCCTTGAGGCCGGCGGTCAAGATCGGCGTGCCGCCAGCATTCATACCCTTCGCCTGCTCGTTCCAGAGCTCGCGCAGCACCTCGACCTTCTCCTTATCGAGCACCTGGTCAGTAGAAAGCAGGAAGGACGGACGGGCCTGGTTGAGCCGGAAATTGATTTCATGCTGCAGTGCGGAGTTCCCTGCCGCCATCTGTAGCGCAGCGGCCACTAGCGGCGTCTCCCCGATCAGCGGGTGGCGCGGCGTGTGCAGCCGGAGGTGCAACACGTCACGCGCCGGCACGATCAGATTCGATCCGATCCGCCGGTCAACGATCGGGTTCCCCTTGAGGTGATAGAAGATCTCGCCGGTCTCAGTGAGCTGCGCGCCGGAAAGGCGCGGGTCCATCAGATGCAACTGCTCCGGCTCGTAGCGATTGTTGCGCAGCACCAGTGCATAGGCGTTCCCTTCGAACATCAGGTGCCGGGCCGCGTTGAGCAGGAAATCGGAAATCGACTGATAATCGTTGGGATTGCGCAGGATGCGGACGATCGCTGAATTGATCACCCGCTCGCGGCCCTTCTCTGCCGTCCAGCGCCAATGATTGCCGGGGCACATCGCTACCGTCTGCGCATAGGCCGAGACGCACGCCTCCACGATCGCCGTGCGTGACGTCGCCTCCGGGTTGTGCCCAAGCTGCCACCAATTGGCGTATTTCCCGGCGTCGGCCGAAAGCCATCCACCCGTCACCGGCAGATAATAGGGGCCTTCCCGGTACGCACCCTCGCTCCCCTTGATGCCAAGGAACGACAGGGTTTTGGCGAGAAGGCCCATTGATCGCCGCTCAGCGCGTCTTGTACTTGCCGGTTTTTTCAGGCTCCAGCCCGAGCTTGGCGGCATCGATCTCGGCCTGCGTCGGGGTCGGGGTCAGATCCTCGTCTTCAGCTTCCTTCGGGCTCGCCTTGTCGAGCGCAGCTGACGTCTTGGCGTGAGCTGCTTTCTCCGCTTCAAGCTCCTTTTCGGCCTTGTCCTGCGCAGCCTTGGCCTCTGCCAGCTGCTGCTCCAATGTCTTCTCGGTCATCCAACTACTCCTTGATGACGGGTGGCAAATGGAAACGGCCCGCCGAGACTCGGCAGGCCGTCCTTGTCATCGATCAGGAACCGGCCCGTCAGACGGCGGGCCGATGCCTTACCAGGTGACGCTCTGGGTCCAGGCGACGGTGCCAGTGCGGCGCAGCGCCCAGTTCATGTCGAGGATCATCCGGAGCGCGATGCTGTCCGTCTGGAACAGCGAGCGCACCGGCGCCGCGACCGTGTTGGGCGAACCGGCGGTGCCGATCGCCAGCGGCGTCGTATCCTCCATGTGGAGCGTGGCCTGATCCGACAGGTCGAAGCGAGGATCGTCCCCGGTGGCACTGAAGAAGTCGGCCGCGTCGACCAGGAACACCATGCCCGCGGTCACCGTGCTGGACGCGATGATCGGATAGCCGAGCAGCGTGCCGTTGGCGATTTCCTCCTTGAACGGGAAGTCGCCGCCGGCATTCTGCGTCACGCTTGCCGCAAGCACCTGGATCGGGTTCATCAGCCACACCGGCGAGCGGAGCTGGCCGTTGCTGCCGCTGATCAGCGCGCCGATCAGGGCCTTGAGGTCGCCGACCAGGGCCGCAAAACCGCCGCCCGACGTCGCCGTGGTGACCGTGACGCCGTTACGCAGGCCCGCCGGGCGGATCGTCGAGGCCGCCGTCGCGTCGAGCAGCACGGTGTCAATCGCAACCGCCGTATCCTCCTGGATCGCCTGCCGCAGGATCTGCTCGATCGAGGGGATCGAGTGTTCAGCGATCTCACGGGTGAAGGTGGTGATAACCGCCATCTTCTTCGGCGTCAGCGTGGTGGCGGCGAATGCTGCCTGCCGGACGGGGATCGGCGATCCCTGCCCAACGAACGAACCCGCGACAGCCGGGGTCGCGGCCCGGCTCGGCAGCGAGACGATACCGTTGCGGCCAAAACTGAACCGGCCGCCCTTGGTCGAAAGGCTGGGATAGATCGAATTGGGCATCAGCGATTCGATGAAATCACCGATCGCAGTCTGCACCAACTCAGCCGCCCAGCCCGTGGTGGTCGTTGTGGCGGGCGCGGTCGCCGCCTTGGTCACCACATCGAACACGACGCGCGTCAACTCGTCCTCGCCATAAATGTCGCGCAGGACATCGGCCTTGGGGCGCGCCTGGATCTTGCTGATCAGGCTGACGACGCCCGCCCGATAGACATAATCCTTCGGATCAATCTTCTTGGCGGGTGCGGCGAAGGGGCGGCGCTGCTGTTCAGCTTCGTCCTTGGCCGAAACCGTCGTAGTCTTCGTCGCAAGCGCGGTCTCCGCGCGCTTCAAGGCGGCCAGTCCAGCCTCTTTCTGCTCGACCCGTGCACTGAGTTCATCGGTGACGATCGGGTCCGCATTGTCTTCGGCGAGGTGTGCGGTCAGCGCATCCTTGTCGCGAACGAGGTCCGCCTGCGCATTCTCGATGCGCTGGGTGAGGGTAAGATTCATTGTTCGTGTCCCCGTATAGGGTGAGGTTGCGGCGTGCTCGCCGGTGGTCCGCAGCGCGGTCGTACGATCTTCATCGGCGGACTTGCCGAAGATCAGTTGCCGCGCGGTGCTGGATAGGTTGAGCTCCTTCGCGATCTGGAGCGCGTTGGGATTGGCCGGGACGCTGACCAGTGAGCATTCGACAAGCTCGGCCTTGGTATAGCGTCGCCCGCCGCTTTTCGATCCGTCAAGCGGTTCCGATGACAGCGGCTGGAAGCCGACCGACACGGCGCGCAGGATTCCGCTCTCAACGAACGCGCGGATCTCGTCGACACGTTCCGAACGGCCCTCCGGCAACAACTCCAGTTCGCCGCGCAGGGCGCCGTCGGCAACCCGAACATTCTTCCAGAAGCCGATCGGAAAGCGGCTGTCATGCCCGAACAGCGCGACCGGATTGTTGCGGAAATTCTTGAGGTTCCAGCCATCAGGCTCGATCACGTCGCCATAACGATCGATCGTCGCGTCCGACATGACATACTCAAGCGGGTTCGCGCCCGCCGCTCGCGCGGTGGCTTTCTGGATCACTTCCATTGCAAAACTCCTCAGCCGATCATGGCCATGACATCGATCGCGCGCGCCGCCTCCGGATTGCGCTCCATCAGCTTCGTCGCCACCAGCGCCGCGATCAGCGGGTCGATCTTGGCGCGGCCTGCTGCCTGCTTGGTGATGATCACGCTGTTCCCCCGCTGCTCCGCCTTGGCATTGCCGACGCACCAGTTCATCATGTCGGTGCCGCCGTGCGCCGCCGTGCCGGCCTCCAGTTTTCGTTCCAGCGTGTTGATCGCCGAAAACATGCTGACCGCGCCCTGACTGACGGCGGCGATATCGCCCTTGTTGCCGTCCGAAAGCGTGAAACCGGCACCCTCCAGTGCGTCGATCAGCGCGCCGATGCCGGCCGGATCGGTGCCGATCGCATGATCCGCCGGCAGCAGCCCGGAATCCCGCACCCGCGTACACAGCGCGACCATCGCCGCGATATCCTCATCCGTGCCATGGCGCGGCGCGTCGTCATCACCCTCATCGTCGAGCAGCTTCACCACATTGGATGGGGCGGCATGCTCATCGCCCCAGAACGTCAGGTCCCCGTCCTTCTCGAACCCGAGCAGCAAGGGCGCAATCTCCTTGCGCAGCTGCAGCACCTTGCGATGGGCGAAGGCGTGGCACCAATAGAGCCATGCCTTGGTGCGCCGATCCCGCCCGACCACACAGAAACCCGCCAGATCGTCGAGACCACCGCCATCGATCCCGATCACCACGACCTCGGACCGATCGAGCAAATGATCGAGCTCGCGGAGCGGTTTGAATGCCGCGTCCTGCCAGAAGTCGGCGCCGCGCCAGCGGTCCCGCCGCAGCCGAAGCCCGATCTCGACGTTCAGGTGTTTGGCAAGGAAGACCTGCTTGTCCTCCTCGCCGTCGCCGCGCATCGCCTTGCCGAGCTCCCGCTTCAGCCAGTCCGCATCGACAGAACGGCCGAGGTTTGGATTGGTGACGTAGAAATTATCAGGATCGAGATAGGCTTCCGCCTCGATCATCTCCTCCGGAAACTCGTAGAGCACCGGCAGAAACCGCTTGTCCTCGATCACGCCGTCGCGCACATCACGGGCATATTCGAGGCGCGTCTTGAACACCCCGGCCGGCGGCTCGTCGCTATGCGTCGTCAGGTCGATCGTGAAGCCTTCATGGCGGCTCACCTGGCCGCCGGTTGCTTCCCCGAACATCGCGCCGGCATTCGCCTTCTTGCCGAACCTCCACAATTCGTCGCGCAGCACGAACGCCGCCTTCTTGCCTGCCACTGTGTCAGCATCGGCGGCGACGATCTTGAGCTCGGCCTCGGTCGTGCGGTGCTTGATGATCCGTTGATTGTCGATCACATGCAGCAGCGCGTCGAGCTCGGGGTCGTTTCGCACCATGCCGCGCGCCGGCACGAAGCTGTTATTGGCCACCTCGATCGTCGGCGCCAGGATCAGAAGCTCCGCCGAATGCCGCCAGTTGCGGAGCAGCGCGGTCATCATGATCCCGGCCGCGATCGTCGATTTCGTGTTCTTCTTGCTGATCAGCAGCATGAACTCGTTGATCAGCCTGCGGCCGGTGCGGGCATCATAAGCCCCGAATATCGCCGCGACGAAATCGAACACCCATTGATCGCTGACCTCGCCGAAAGTCGGCATGCCGGGCAGATCAACAATCCGGAGCGACTTGAACACCGTCAGCGCCGCCGCCGCCTCGTCCGGAAACAGGGGATCGAACGGAATCAGCGAACGCCGCTGGACAATCCGATCCTTCCAGTCGAGGCACGCGGTCGACCACTGCATGTCACTGGACCAGCGGAGGTTCCGGCACGGCGTATTTTCCGCCGACCTGGCGGGCCGCCTCGCGCTGCTGCTCCTTCTTGCCGGGTTTTGGTTTCTTCACCTCACGGCCGCGATCGGAGAAACGCGCCGCCAACTGGGCGAGCTCGCCTTTCTCCATCGCCTTGAGCAACTCCTTGATCGCGGCGACATTGCCCTTGCCCGCCTCGTCGTTGAGATATTGCAGTTGCCGCGCCTTCAGCTTCAGCCGGGCGACCCGCCACTGCTCGACCTCTTTTAAATAATGCTTCCTCAACGTCGGCTGGGAAATGCTCAGCGCCTTGGCGGCGTCGCCAATCTCATGCCCGGTCGCAAACAAGAGGTTGATTTTGTTCGAGTTTTCTAGCGTCCACACATGCTCCGGCCGCCCCGGCCCGTCGCGCGGCTCCGGGATCGGGTCACCGAACAGGTCGAAATTCACGGCCACCAAAAAAAATCTCCAAATGGGTACCGGCGCGGTTATACGGGCATGGCCGCTCCAGACTTTGACCTACCCCCCCCGGCCTCTCAGCCTCACCCCTCGCGGTACGTCCGCCCTGCCGCCCGCTCTGCTCGCGCCTTCGCGGTCTTCGCCTGGTGACAGGAGCCGCACCGCAGCCTGACATTGCGCTTGTCGAGCGACGCCCCACCGTCCCGCACCTCAATGATGTGATCACCGAACACCCGCACGCCCTGAGCGCCGCAATCCTCACATCGGCGCCCACGCTCGGCGATGATCACCGCCATCAGCTTGCGCCACTCGGGCGAGAGGTAGAGCGCGTCGGCCACCTTGGGCGCCGCCCGCACCCGTGCCGGTGCCGAGCCCAGCCGCGCCGGCATCGTCTTGAGCCGAGCCATGGATATGTCCGTGAAAGCGCAGCGCCCGCCGCGATCCGGGGACCGTGACGGGCGCTGCGAAGTCGAAGGGAGAGGATGCCCTAAGGCCACCCCGAGGCCCGGCGCGAACGCCTCGCCCAAGAGTAGCGATAGATACGCACCAGATGCCCTAGAATGGCACCCTTAAAATTCGAGCCTGCGAAACTATTTCATATTGACATATTCTAGGCCGGATTTCCGCCACCCTGCACCAGCACCTCGCCATTCAGCCACGTGCAGATCGCCGTGACCGCCTGCGTGTACCGCCGCTTGAGCCCATGCGCCCCGCGCTTCACGCCCAGCGGCCGCAGCATCCGCTTCCAGTCGGGCTCCTCCTTCCCCATCGCATAGTGACGCAGCGCCATGCACAGCACGCGCCGGTCGGCCTCGGGCACCAGCAGGATCCACTCCGTCGCTTCCTGCATGCAGGCGATCTGATCGCGGGAGAGCGGCGGCCGCACCTCGGCCTCGTCTTCCTCTTCCCGCTCATGGGCGCCCCAGTCGCCCCATTCGGCGACGATCAGGTTCCATGGCCCGTCGGAGGCGAAGGGCGAGCCGCCGCCGCTGCGATCATGCCGCCACCAGCTGCGCACCGCATCGATCATCCATTGCTCGACGATCGCGAAGGTCCACAGCGGAGGCCGCTCGACGAGGCGCGGCGCCGGTGACATCGCGATCGCCGCCGCCTCGCTCACCCGGCTGGGCCGCCCGCGCCGCTGCCTTGGCACGCCCCGCGCCGACCGGGTCGGTAACTTCGTAACCTCTCTCTTCTCTTCAACCATATCTAGATCCTCAAATCCTTACGGAGGGTAGGAGGGTATACACAGTCGCTCCGCGCGTGCGCCCGCTGCGCCCGCCTCATGCTCGACCTGCCATCAAACCCGCCGAACTATCCGTAACCCTCCGTAAAACGAACAAATCCAGCGACTTGCGTTCCGGATGGTCCGCCGCCAGACCCACCGTAAAACCCTCCGGCAACGGCCGCCGCGATCCCGAGGCCCATCATCATCACCGCCGCGCCGACCCCGATCACGCCGGAAATGCGCGCCCTTTCTTCAAAGCTACGGAGGGTTCGGGGCAACCCTCCGTAACCCTCCGTAACCAGATGTTGTGGTCCCTCAGAACGCGACAAAATCATCATCATCCCGCTCGGCCTTCCACAAATCGCCACCCGGATCTTGCGCGCCCCCAGAACTTGCCGGGCCGGCTGCGCCGGCGACGCTTGACCCGCCACCCCCCGCATCGCCCGTTGAAGAGCCGAGATCGCGGAACGGCCCGTCGAGCTTCAGCCGGATGCCCTTGCGCATGCGGTTGCCGGTCCTGGCGTCCTTCACGACCAGGATCTGCCGATCGCGCAGCGCGCGGCCGAACATCGTCTCGGTCGGCGGCTTGTCGCCGCCAGCGCCGGTCTTCTCGCACCACGCCTTGAAATGATTGTAGAGCGGCCGCGCCGGCTCCATCGCGCCGCGATCGGTCACCTCGCAGCATTCGGCCAGCCACTCGCCGATCGGGCTCGAGGACTGGCGATAATTGTCGACCGCCTCGGCGGATGCGCGCGATGGCGGCAGCCGCCGCGTGGCGAGCCAGGTCAGCGCGCCGTCGATCATCCAGTTGAGGATGCCGGACCCCTGCGCCACGAAGCGCTCGACCAGGATCTCGAACGGCTCGCTCTTCTCGCCGCCCTTGTCGAACTGGTACGGCCACGGATTGAGGTCGCAGCGCCGCCAGAAACCGTCATCGTCGGTCGGCACCGCCGGCAGCGGGTTGCACTCCATGATCAGCTTCCAGTGCGGGCTGTATTCGATCTCGACCTTGCCCAGCGGCCGGCACGTCACCTTGCCGCCGGTGATCTGCTTGATCCGGGTGCCGTTGAACGCGCTGTTGCGCTTCGGCTCGTCGCAGGTGACCATGCGGATATCGCCCTGCAGGCGCGCCATGTCGCTCGAATGGTCGCTGCCCGATCGGCTGCCCCCTTCCAGAAAGCTCTCGACCTGGGCGTGGCGGTGATAATCGCCCAGGCATTCGGCGATCACCGCATTGGTCAGCGATTTGCCGTCGCCGCCGCGCCCCTGATAAAGGAAGAACTTCTGCTCGCTGGTCAGCCCGGTCAGGCAATAGCCGTAAATCTGCTGCAGCTTGCCGCGCTGATCGTCCTCGGGCTGCACCAGCACCATGCGCTCGATCCAGTCCGGCGCCGTCGCCTTGGGATCATAGCTGAAATTGGCGATCTGCATGAAGCGGTCCTCGGGCTCATGCACGCCGAGCGCGACCGTCCACCCACCCACGCCCTTCACGAACCGCAGCGTCCCGTTCTGCAGGTTGATCGCATAGGGATCGGTATCGAATTCCTCGCGATAGGCCGGCAGCAGCGTGCGCGCCTGCTCGAGCATCGCCTTGGTCGCGGCCGAATTGCCGCTGCGGATCGCATGCTTGCGCAAGGCCGTCACCCGCTCGCCGGCAACCTCGATCGGCACGTTCCAGCCAAAGGCGGTCTTGAGCTTCGCGGCATCCTCGCAGACCTCGTCGAGCGCATTGGCCTCGGCATCGACATGGCGGGCCACCTCATGCGCGAGCCGCGCCGCCATCCGCGCCCCGTCACGGGCAGACCAGCGCTTGCCGTCATAGCCGACCCAGCCGATCTCCTCGACCCACAGCAGCAGCCCGCGCGCAAGCCGCACCAGCCGCTCGGCATTGCCGAGGTCGTTGGTGTCAAGCCACACCATGCTGAGCGGGTCGCGCTCGGGAACAGGGATCATTTCAAAGGACACGGCGGTACTTCTGAATTAGGACACGTCACGAAATTTATCTTCTTTTTACTTGTGTTTTACTTGCTTAGGCTTCGCGGGCGCGCCGGCTGAGCTCGGCCAGCAGCACCGCCGCCTTCCGCGCCTTGCGTTTCTGGGTGAGCTTGGGTTCCTCAACGGCGGCAGGGCCAACCACCATCTTCACCTCGAACATGCCGTCTGCCCCGCGCGAGGCTGTCAGCACCCCGGCGGCCGCGGCGCCGCAGCCGAGCGCGATCTCATAGCTCTCGAGCAGCTGGTCGGCCTCGATCACCTCATGCGGATCCTTCCGCCGCCGCTTCAGCACCATGTCGATGGTCGCGAGATCGAGGTCGGCCTCCTTCATCTCCGCGCGGATATCCCGCCGATCGACGCGCAGGTCCGCGATCTGATCGTCGATATGCTCATGCCGCTCGATCAGCGCCTTGAGCCGCTCCGCCTTACCCTGATCGCCCCCCGACGTGTTCATCGACGAAACCTCGAGAACCAGCGTGGATCGGGCACCTCGCCATGGATCGAATGCCAGCCAACGAACTTTCTTTCACGAAATGGGCCGCCCCAGCGAAAGGATAAGAGAAGCCCATCCGGAAGGATCGCGACACAGCGCCCGCTAACATGGGAAAAGCCGTAACTCGCCAGATACCAACGACCAACCTCAACGTGCTGATCCGGCACTTCCGCTTTAATGGGCTTGAAAGGCAGAATGCTCATGCGGCGAGCCTCTCCCGCCAGAGGATCGGCTGCTGATCGCGCGGGATGAAATGCTTGCCGCGCGCCATCGGGTGCTTCGGACTGCCATCGGCGGTCGTGCCGAGACAGATCAGATCGAGCATGTTGTTACGAGCCCGCGCCTTGAACCAGGCCTCTCGGTCGCCATGGCCGAAATCGATTTTGCCGCCATTGCCCCAGGCAGCAAGCAGCTGCCCTCTTCCGCGATTATTGGCGATCACCAACGCGTTCGTCATATGCAGGCCGTTGTCCGGCCCCACAGCATGGCCGGCCTTCATCATCACATCAGGCGAGGGCGAGCGAAACGCATAGAGATTGACGATCAGCAGCGCGCCATAGCCCCACAGCCTGGCGAAATGGATCAGCGCGAGCAGCGTCGGATCCTCGCGCTCATGATTGGCCGTCGATGGATTGAGCATGCAGACGACGAGCACCGGCAGGGAATCGTCCCACACCCGCCGCAGTTCGTACCGATAAAGCCCGCACGGGCTGATCACCGCCGATCGCCGCATGAAAAGGTCGCTCATCCGAACATCCCCATCTGCTCGCCCGCCGCGAAAGGCTCGGGATCGTTGGCCGGCGGCCCGAGATCGAGGTCGCGCGCCCGCATCCGCTCGCGGAAGCTGGGCTCGGGCGCTGCCGGCGCGGT